GTATACGATTTAACACCTTATGATACAACTCTAGTGCTAGATGTTGATTATATTATAAATTCTTCTGTATTAAAATTAGCATTACAGGAAGATTATCCTTTGCAAATTTATTCGCAAAGTATGGATATTGCAGAATGGAGAGATTCATCAGAATTTAAACGTATAAATCCTTATAGTATACCTTTCTTTTGGGCTACTGCATTTGTATTCAATAAAGGTAATATAACGGCTTCGTTCTTTGCGGTACTAAGTCATATAAAAGATAACTGGGAATATTTTAGAACACTTTATTGTGTAACTAGTCCTATGTTTAGAAATGATATAGTTTTTAGTATAGCTATACATATTATGAATGGAAAAAAATCTGGAGATTTTGCCAAAGAATTACCCGGAAAAATGATTTATGCAAAAGATACAGATATTCTTATCTCCGCTGAAGACACTACAATGAAATTTTTAGTAGAAAAAAAGGATTACTTGGGTGAATATACTTTAGCAAAAACACAAGGACTTGATATTCATGTAATGAATAAATTGAGCCTTAGCCGATACATAGACGGAGGTTCAGGTGTCTAAAGGATTTTTATTATTTGCACAAAATACTGATTCTATCGATTATGTTAAACAGGCGTATGCGCTTGCTCTCAGTATTAAAATTAGTCAGAATAGCATTAACAATGTATCCTTAGTTACTAATTCAAAAGTTCCTAAAAAATATCGTGATATATTTGATAAAATTATTCCGATTCCTTATTTTAAAATAGTGGAAAATAGTCCGTTACAAGCCGAACACAGATATCAATTATATAATGCTACCCCTTACGACGAGACGATTGTATTAGATAGCGATATGCTACTGACAGAAGACATTAGTAGTTGGTGGGATTATTGTAAAAATTACGATGTGCATTTTTGTAATCGCATTACAAATTATAAATTAGAAACAGTAGTAGATACTGTACATCGTAAAACATTTATTGCAAATCATTTGCCTAATGTATATTATGCATTACATTATTTTAAAAAATCCGATCAAGCGAGAGAATTTTATAAAGTTCTCGAATTTGTAGTTAATAATTGGGAAGCATGCTACGGAAAATTTAGTCCTACTGAATATCAAAATTGGTTAAGTATGGATGTTTCTACGGCAATTGCAATTAAGATTTCAGGGATGGAAGATAGCATAGTTAGTCTGCATAACCCAATGCAATTCACCCATATGAAAACTCCTATTCAAGGTTGGCCCATTGTTCCTGATAGTTGGCAAACTGCTGTTCCTTGTATACTAAATGATAAAGGAAATATTATAATAGGAAACATACAACAAAATAGTTTGTTTCACTATGTTGAAAAGAATTTTATCAATAATACTATATTATCTAAATTAGAGGAGTTAGCAAATGAACGAAATTGATGACGGATTAAGCCCCGAAGATTTAGCTAATATTGCAAGAATTTCATTTAAGCCAATTTACAGAATATATTTTGATTTGGAAACTGGGGAATTATTAGCGGCATCAAACGAACACAGACCTGAATATGATCATAGTATAGTAGTTCCTTACGAACAGTACGATGCATTGGTTTCAGGTGAGGAGCAATTTAAAGATTGGGCAGTTGTTAAAACTAAAAATCCTGGCAATGAATACGGAGTGGATTTAGTACAAAAAGAATTCCAAGGTCAGGCATTTAGAAATCACATGTTTGAATGGATTGTTAATCCTCCTACAAAAACTACAGAACTAGTTGTTCATTGGGATGAGTATAATAAACAATGGATCTTTATTATATCAGATTCTGCTAGAAAAAAATTTTATGATAAAAAAATAACTACAAGAGTAATTAAAATTTTTATAACACTTAAAAATGATTTAGATTTTTTAATTAGAACTATAGATATTGAATTAACATCTTTGATAGCGGATAAAGTAATTGTGCCGTTTGACACAAATTTAGAATCTCAAATTAATAAAATATCTGTTAGTTCAAAAACTGTTTTTGATAGCTACGGATTAAAAGTATGGAAAATTAAAACAAAATGATAAAAGTTATAGATCAAGATATTATATTTTTAAGTTACGATGAACCTAATGCTGAAAAAAATTATGCAGATTTGCTAAAAAAAGTACCTTGGGCAAAACGTGTACACGGAGTTAAAGGTAGTGATGCCGCTCATAAGGCCTGTGCAAAATTATGCGAAACTGAGTATTTTGTTACAGTTGATGGTGATAATATAATTGATCCTTCATTCTTAGAAGTTGAAATTGATTTAGATGAATTAGGATTAACTAAAGATTATGTGTTTAGTTGGTGCGGTAAAGTTCATGTTAATCATCTTATGTACGGTAACGGCGGACTTAAAATGTGGACTCCAGAGTTTGTAAACAACATGCGTACACATGAAAATTCGGATCCTAACGATACAAAAGGTCTAGTTGAATTTTGTTTTGATGAAAAATATTACCAATTTAATGAAAACTATTCAGAAAGTTTTACCAATGCCAGTCCATTCCAAGCATGGCGAGCCGGCTTCAGAGAAGGCGTAAAAATGTCTTTGAATCAAGGTGCTAAGGTAGCAGATCTTAAAACAATTTGGTGGCAAAATTATGATAGATTGCTAGTGTGGTGTAACGTAGGCGCTGATGTTACTAATGGGTTATGGAGTGTATATGGCGCAAGAGAAGGAGCATATCTGACTAATTGTACAGATTGGGATTACGCTAATGTTCGTGATTTTGATTGGTTGACTGAACAATGGGAAACTAGATATAGTAAAGTTACTGATGAAATGCTACCTCACGAAATCTCTGGATTAGGTTATACACTTAGAGATGAATGTGGTTTAGAATTGTTTGAACCATGCAAAGATTCTAGTAAGTTTTTCAAAAGGGTTTTTAATAATAGTCCAAGAATTGTAAGGAAAAAACATAATGTATGATATCGCATTTATAAGTTATCAAGAATCCGACTCTACGACAAACTATATAAATTTATTAGAAAAAGCTCCCTACAATAAAATTTTTAGAGTACAAAATGTAAAAGGAATTCATCGAGCTCACGTAGAAGCCGCTAAAAGATCAACCACTAATATGTTTTATGTTGTTGATGCTGATGCATTTATATTGCCATCTTTTAAATTTGATATAAAATTAGATCCTAGCGAAGAGGATATTGTACACGTTTGGCGTAGTGTCAATCCTATTAATGGATTAGAATACGGTTACGGTGGAATTAAACTTCTTCCTACAAAATTAACTTTAAATATGGATATTGACAGTCCAGATATGACTACTAGTATTAGTCCTAGATTTAAAGTAATGGAAAAAGTTAGTAACATAACAGTATTCAATACTGATCCGTTAAGTACCTGGCGTAGTAGTTTTAGAGAATGTGCCAAATTGGCCAGCAAAGCAATTCACGGTCAAATTGATGACGAAACAAACCATCGACTAGATACTTGGAGATTTAATAACAGCCGAGAAAAGTTTTCTGAATATTCTAGAGGCGGTGCAAGTGCAGGCGAATGGTACGGAACAACATATAAAGATGACCCTGAAGCACTTGCAAAAATTAATGATTGGGATTGGTTAGAAGAACAGTTCAAAGTGCATATTGAACTGTTTCCTCCGGAGACTTTTAAATAAGATCTGTAGTCATTGGGAAGATCTTAGCTATAACTTCGGCACAAGCGATAGCAACTTCTTGATGCTCTTTTTGTGTACCGTTTGAACTACGCAATTCAATAAAATGAATCCAACTGCGTAGTGTGCCATTCATATACAAACGACTTTCAATAAGTCCTTCTGGCAGTACAGCACGAGCTTGTTCTTTGGCAATACCTTTACTAACAGCCCATTCGTATGCATCACGGCTTTGTTTAATAACTAACTCTTGCATACGTTCCCATTGATAAGCAAGAAAACGATCTTCGTCGTTATTATGAATATCAAGCTCTATACTGTTTTGTCTATTTTTGGTATCTTGCTTGCGAGCATCTCTAAATACAAAGTTGAGATCCTTTGTTGGGTCAGCATAACGTTGGCTGAACTCTTGAAAGCTGAAGCTTCGATGTCTAAGGATTTGTCTTGCGATATCTCTTGTAGTAGTAATCTCGATGCAGGCGGACACCATTTCGAGAGGACTCCAATGTTGGTGCTTAATAAGATATCGTATGAGCTTTTCTGAGGTTTCTGTATTAAGCTGATTGCTCGGGTTACTGACTCTTGCACAGTAGGCAATGAGTTCTTGTGCATCATCGATTCCCATGCTAGCGAA